TCTAGGTACGCGTTTGATAATATTTCCAATCTCCGCACTCTTTCGAGAGGAGCTGGTTTGATGGGATGATGTCATTTCTCGTACTTAATGCCTTCGCAAAGACAATTTCCGATAATGAGCCGCAAATTCCAGACTTAACTGAATTAAATGCGATATGGACCGGTAATAAACCTTCTCTATCGAGTTAAATGTTCATACATTTATGCTCCCATAACAGTTGCGTTATCTTCCCGGTCAAGGGCCCTTGTAAGAGCCGGCGTAGCTAATCAGTCTTAAGAAATAAGATTGTTCGAGACGATGATAATATGTCGTCCGACTTAGTTCCGTTTAACCGCTCTACGATCACCCCTTAGCTTCGGCGTTCGCCTACTAGGATTATTCGTCCTCAAGGTTTGATGCCATCCTTACTTTGATCAGGTTGGGCTTTAGTCCCTCAGCCGGTTACTCGTTGTTACGGGTCCGGCTCGCCTGTGTGAAAGTAAGAGGAGCGTCTATACTTTGGTTACGTTTATTCTTTTGCCAAGATCGCCATCGAGAGAGCCATTTCCCTCCTCGTACAAACGAGAGGGGTCCTGGATCCTGACGTCGAATCGTTAGATCCGGCGACATGCCGAGACCTCCGATAGCAGATTCCAACTGATCAAGTTGGTCTACTAAAGTCGACAAGCGAGTGAGTGAATTCTCGCTCTCTTGGAAGAGGATCAGAGCATCTTCGAGTGATCGAAGCTCACTATGTAGGTCATAGAACGAGTCCCTGTAACAGAACTCGATCATCCCCATCAAGGCTCTTATCTGAGCATTAGACAGGGTTTTCGGGTCTCGGACCACCCAGATTGCATCCGGGTGGGCACGAACGGCCCTAGGCCATTTAGATCCTGAATATAAAGGATCACCTACGAATAGGAACTTGGGCAATGTGCTCAGGTCATAATCCGTAGTACCATAATGAGCCCTGGTTCGGTCAACTTGCACTAGGCGCGTAAGCGCCTTTGCGCGAGGTAAGAGTGCACGCACTCTAACCAAAATTGATGCCGCCAGGTCCCCTACCCATTGGTTATCAGGGTAGAGAGAACCTCGACGACCTTTCGACATCCATGTAGGAATGTCGGAATCAAAACCAGGTCCCCCAGGGCCGTAGTAAGAAACTACGTACCCCTGAAGGCGACGAGGAAGTGCCGTCCACGGTTGGTTCACCTTAGATACCGATCGGTACCCAAACCCCAGGGTCATCAACCCCTGAGTTAAGGATAACTGGTACTTACGTACCAGTTCCAACCATGCGGGAAGTGAACCCGCGGCGGCCAGGACTTCCGGAAGCGCGAGCGGACCGACCGAGTTTCCTCGGAAAACGATCCGTTTTGCAAATTCCAGAACCCCTTGGCCTCCGGCGTCATGAACCGATTTCGAAAGTTGGATTCCAACCCCGAGACCGGCCATTATCCGAAGGTAGGTATTCGCTACCGCCTTATCGGCAATCACTATGTCATCTCCGAGGAGAGCATAGTCCTCGAACCACTCCGTCCCTTTCACTTTTCCTGCTACCTCCGCTGATAGTTGAACTATCGCGTGGTGAGTCAAGGCCAACATGGCCCAGGAAGTTAAAGCTCCCATTGGTTGCCCGACTGCGTAGTTAACGGACCGAGGTGCCCCTCCCGGGAGCGCATCACGCGCTTTCCGAGGGAGCACATAACTACGTCCTACCAATAAACTCATCCAGAGGTTAGCTCCATGGGCGGTAATTAGCCGCGCCAAAAGAGCACCCTGAAGGAGTATTGGCAGACGGTCAGTGGCCGAAGATAGGTCTAGTGACCAAAACTTCGTCCGGCCTTTCCGCACAAGCAGATCGACCGGAGCCATCTGATCGAATGTTCCGTCCTGAGGGATCGCTCTCAGGATCCGGAATAGGTAATCATGCAGAGGCTTCATTGCCCACTGCGTGAAACAGTCGACCATTGCAAAAACACGGATTTTACCCGCTGGTTCATCCTTTAAACCTAGTTTACCTAGGCTCGAGGTTGATCCTAGTTTCCCCCACGAAGGGAGGTCCTTAGAGATCAATTCTGGAGCGATAAGCCGGAACTCCTCTAACCAATTGAGGAATCTGGTGTTCTTCGTTAACAAGAGCCAATCTCGAAAGACTGGAAGTAAGTCCGAACCCGACCAGGCTATAGCACTGGCTATAATCCCCATAGGGGACGTAGACAGGTATAAATCAGCCGACGGTGTCGACCGTGGGATGAGAAAGGGTGAAACACGAAGACTGGCTAGAACCTTCAAAGGGTCCTCAAGATCTTCTGAAAGATCTGTCTGGAACCTAGATAGTTTCAACCAGAACCGGCCGCAAAAAAGCGACCAGTCCGGTAAGAACCGGGACAGGTCCTTACCAGCATCGGTTATAGACGAGAGTGATAATTTCCCTGGAAACTCAATAACTCTATAAGTAGAGAATAGAGTAAACCAGTATGAAATGATCACAGGATCCCCCGCCGCTATTCTTTTCCTGTGAAGGATGGGAATAAGGGTAGGGAGACCCAGCTGCCCCCGTCTCACCCGAGGGTGAGGCGGGAAGGAGCTCAAGTCTCGTGCAATAGACTGCGCTAAAGATGTGTTTAAAACCTTCAGTGTAACAACAAGTCCTTTCAGTCCTTGGTGTTTCGCAGTGCGAGAACAGTAACGACAGAATGTGATAAGGGGTTTAACGTAACCTAAACGCATTGATCCAACTCTGGCTCGAACCTGAGCGATCAGGAACGAGACCAGAGGCCGACCCTGATTTCTCAGGATCATGGCACCTACAGCCTTCATTATATTCTCAAGTTGCGATGCAATAAATAATTTCATTGTCACGCGAGATATTTTGAAGATCATAGGACTCGGTTTCCACAGATGTGGGCCGCAGCCACCTTATTCAAGGTAACGGATCTTTCGTTTGAGGTTTCGATAAACTTACGTTCATTGAAGTCGGAGACATACCAAAAGGTAGCCCCCGAGGGAACCCCGGTCTTAAATACTTGGTGCGATATGCAGCCTACCCACTGAAGGGCCTGACCACATACCGTCCATAGTATCGTATAACCATTTCGGCCTTCGGCCTATTCCCTGCTACATCAATAACGGGTGAATCGGCCTCTCAACTAGTCGGTTCCTCATCTCATCCTCTCCGAAAGGTAGGTTGGGGTGTGAGCCCTCTAACTTCCTGTCCGCAACGGACGGGAGATTCAAGAAAATGATTAACAACTAGAAGGAATACCACCTTCGAGGAGAACACTAGGTCGCGATATCCAATTAAGGATTACGTCTCTTAGAGTCCCTGTCTTGGGATTTTAAGACATTAAGGCCACTGGCCT